GAGTAATCGCCTGCACCCATTTGTTGCACTTTAAACGGGAAACCGTCTTTTACATATGTTCTTTCTGCTCTTTTAGCAAAATCATACATCTCTCCAATAGGATAAGCAACAAACTGCCCCAATTCTTTTAAAACACTATCTTTACCGTTTGAACTTGACATAAGCGATAGTTTCTTTAAACCGGCATAAGATTTCGCATTTTTTAGTTCGTTTTCTGATAGGTCCAATTTATCTATCATTTCATCAAGTTGTTGTGCTTTTTTATATTTATTTTTTTCTTTATTGCGTTTAAGAAAATTATCTATTGTCTTAACTGTTCGATATTTTAACGAAATACTCTTATTATCCGTTATCGGTATATCGACTTGTTGATTTAGATATTCTTCTTTTTCGTCTGAATCTGATTGTTCTTCGTTCGGGTTTGTTTTTAAATTATCAGTCCCTCTTTTGGCAATATTAATAGCACCATACTTGCCCGAAAAGTGCATAAGTTTGCCTCTATCCTCTGCACTGTATGGCTTATGATAATCTTTTTCGTCACCGTCAACGCCTGCAAAAATGCCGTGAACATATTTGTCGCCCACTTGCATACCTTTTTTATCAAGCGTTTCTAATTCTTCATTTGTAACATTTCCGTTTTTTTCATATGCCTCTTTCACTAAAGAGTTCATATAATTATCAACAGTACCTTTATCCAAAAAAGTTCCGTCAGGCATAATAGGCGTATAAGCCACATTCCAACCACTGTTATTTATATCCGTTCCGAATTTATCAGAACCGCCAAATACTGTATCAATACCGCCGATTTCAGGGTCATACCCCCAACTTTTCAACTCATTTTCATACTTCTTCTTTAATTCATCGTTCCAACGTATAAGAGGTCGCTTATTCATATTGACATTGCCGGATTTTGTTGGGAGTTCCTCTTTTTTGATTTGGTCTATTGTGTAATCGTAAAATCCCCAATCTTTTGCTTTTTGATATTCGTTTTGTAGTTCTTGAATTTTAGGTATATCATTAAAACTCGATTTGCCGGTTTCTTTGAATAAACCCTTGCCCTTTTCGATTTTCTTTGTGTTTTTTGTTTCTTCTTTTTGTTCAGAGGGTACACTTCTCGGTGTGTACCCTTGTTTTGTCAATTCATCACGAATTGATTGAACATTATTTTTAAAATCCTTATATGATGTTATTTTTCCCATACCTATACTCCTATTTTACTGTTGAGTTACTTCGTATATTTCATCGTCTGATATTCCTATAGACTTTAATAACGGTAATTTGTGGTTTTGCGCGATAGATGTGTCATTTAATACGTTGGCTATAAGCATTTTCTTTTGACCGCTCGGAATACTCGGATTTACTTGATATTGTCCGGCTGAATTTTTTTGAAGTATATCCATGCCTGATGACGTTTGAGACCTTTTATTATTCTGTTTAACCCAATCTTTCAAAAATGAACTGTCCAAACCGCTCACCTGACCGGTTGAACTACCATTTGCTCCTACTACACCACTCGTTTGATTATATTCATTAATTGCGTCGTTTGATTTAGCTGTATTTTCTGCAATATTATTTTTTGAGGTGTTATTTGCTTCTGCTATATTGTTACGAGAATTATTATTTGCCTCCGCTATGTTATTACGTGATTGGTTGTTTGCAACGTCCATGTCATTCTTGGCACTTGCGTCATTAACGCGAATTGTATTATCGGCTTGATTCGTATTAACACGAATTGTGTTATCAGCCTCAATACCTGGCATTCTTTCTTCGTGTTCGTAACCCATTTTTGCAAGGTCGGTGCTGTTTTTAATTTGTGCGTCAAACTGTCTTGCGTCCTCTGTTTGTGTATTCGGAACACCGTAATCGCCATCGTCATATTGACCGTATTTACTGTAGTTATTCCAAATCTTTACCCCTCTTGCAACTCTCGCCGCCTGTGCTGTCTGCGTATCACCTCTTGCGATAGCTTGTTCGATTACCTTTTTATAGTCAATATCTTCTATCGGATTGCCGTTATCATCAAAGAATGGATTTGAGGAATATTGCATACCCTTAGGAATTTGACCTGTAACTTGTGCTGTTGTTGCGCCACGTGATACTTTACCGTTAAGTACAGTTTCATTTCTTTGTACTTCGTTATTCTTTGCTGTTTCGTCTCTGTTGAACGTATTGTCGATTTGAACACCCATATCGGATAGGATTTTTCGTGCCTGTTCAATTTTTTGCGTTGAGTTCGCCGCATTTTGTACCTTTGCATTATACGCGTCTAATACATTCTGTTGTGCCTGTGAATACAGCGCCGCTTGCTGACGCATTGCGTTTGCGGCGCTGTAACTGTCAACATTACCGCCGTTTGAGGCTGTACCTAATGCAAGCTGATTATTTCTCCCCTGTATAGCTGATAGATTATATTTACCAAGTATTGCTTTTGCCTCATCGGTAGAAAAAGGATTAGCTTTAACCATATCCATATAATCTTTATAGTCTTGTCCGTATGTTTTCATCAAGTCGTTATAATGGTCGAATAGATTACTTTGCTGTTGACCTACAAGACTTGATGTGGTTTGACTTTTGCCTGTGTCTTGAACATAGTTTTTAAAAGCATTATCAAGCGTACTGTTATCCCAATAAGATACCCCATTTGAACCTACTGCCGACGGCTTGCCTATGTTTTTACCGCCTAAGCTAACCTCACCTGTCGTATCGTTATATTGAAGTGCATTGTCTATATCGCTTTGACTTAAACCGTACTTTGAGCCTAAGCCGTAAAAATACGGTCTAATCGCGCTTTTACCGCTCTGTGCAAAGTAGTCATTAACATACTTCTTTGACGCGTCATATCCACTGTTATAAAGCGTGTCGGCAAGCTTTGTGTCGCCATTTTCACGCATTTGACCGTAATAGTTTTGTGCCTCGTTTGCTATTTGTGCCGTTTTCTTTGTATCGCCCTCTGCATTTGCATTAAGCCAATTGCCTTTTAGCCGTAATATTGTATTTACGGCGTCTTGCGTATTATATGCCATTCGTTTTACCTCCTTATGCTATTCTTCTTGCACCGACATAGTCGCTACGTCCTGATAAATTGCTGATTTTAACGACATCGCCTGTCTTTGGTGCTTGTATGTACTGTCCGTTACCTATGTAAATTCCAACGTGTCCAGGACTTGACGAACTGCCTCCCGAACCTTTAAAGAATACAAGGTCGCCCTCTTGCAAGTTATTCTTGCTTACGGCTTGTCCTACATTTATTTGGTCGTATGTTGTTCGTGGAATATCTATACCGCTTGCTTTCGCCGCTAACTGTACAAGTCCGCTACAATCAACACCGCTTGACGAAGTACCACCATATACATATGGTGTACCTAAATATGATTTTGCCGCCGCTACAATCTGTTTGCCTTTAGACGAACCGCCTGACGAAGCGTTTGAATTGTTCGCATAACTCAATCTGTTTAGATAACTTCTTGATGAATTACTTGATGAATTACTTGTATTAGAACCGCTTACACCCTTAGCTGTGTTGTATAGTTTTCCCATAATAGAACTTACCTGTGTCGCCCAACTGCTATCTATTGCTCCGCCGTCTGTGTATGCATACCCCATTCCTTTCGGATTGTTACCTGTACCTGCTGAATTAATCGACTTTGCACCATACCCATTGTAGTATGTTTTCATAAATTCGCTTGCAAATTGAGTAGCACCTTGTGACATCTGACCATATCTATGGGCGTTGCCCTCAGGATTAACATTTGTAGCACCGTAACCCCAAATATTATTGGTTTTCTTGGCTATGTTTGAAGTGCCCCAACCGCTTTCCAAAGCTCCAATACCGAGTATTGCCAAAGCACTCATACCTGTTGTTTTTTGAGCGTTGTATATACCCTCTGCGTCACTTGTTGATATGACTGAACTGCGATTAAAGTGCTTTTTAATGATTTCGGCTATCTGTGCTGTTGACAGTTTAGGAAGTTGCGTTGCTACGTCAAGACTTCCAAGCGACGAGCTGTCAAGATTTTCGTTAAAACCAACATTATCATCACCGTTTGAATTAATAGTACCACTGCTAAGAGCGGTACTATTTTCATTTTGAGTGGAATTTGATGAATTTGACATTGTGTTTGTTGGTTGAATGCCTGTTGCTTGTGTTATCCATTCTCTAACCTTATCGCTTGTCGCACTGCTGTTCACAATCGGCTTATAATCAGCCATTTTATTTATAACCTGTCCGTCCCTTTTACTGATGAACGGATTAAAGGAATTTATGTTCGGTGCCGTTGTCGTGTTTTGCTTTCCGTACAATGTATCAATTTTGTTTTTTAATTGATTACTCTGTTGTTGTGAATCGAAATTAAAAAGGCTGTTTACCTTATTTCTTATTGTATCTGTCAAACCCATAGTCATTTACTCCTTATCAAATCTTGATTTTCATAAGTCCTGCAACAAATTTAACTGCACGATATACAACAACACATACCCACAATTTTGTATTATTTAGGTTAAGGTGCGCGTCGTCTGCGCCTGATACAATACCGTTATCCAAACACCACTGAACAGGCTTATGTGCCCATTCAGGCATATTACTGTCAATGCAATCGTAAATCATTTCTGATTTATCAGCCTTTTTCTTGTCCAACTCATTAATTTTCCTCGTTAGTTCCTCGTACTGTGTCATCGTTAAATCCTCCTCGTTTTTCATTGTTTCTTGTCCTGTAATTCCTTTAAAAATCGCCTTTGCAAATTCTGTCGCACCGATTTTCTTGTATTTATTTGCGTCCTCTGTATCTACAAAACACACTTCAACAAGCATAGCTTTCGCGTCACTGTGATGTACCACATACAGCTTAGAGCCATCTTTAATACCTCTGTTTTTAAAACCTAATTCACTTATCGCCTTGCAAGTGTTTGTTGCCTCATCAAACTTTTTGCCGCCGTAAGTCCACACCTCTGTACCTTGCCCACCGCCACTGTTAAAGTGTATTGATACAAACAAGTCAAGCGGTTGTGAATTTGCTTTATCGACAATCTGTCTTAGATTTGAGCTTACTGTCGGCGCATAATCATTTGTGCAGTCATACACTGTATGTCCCGCTTTTTTTAATAAATCTTCAAGTGCATATCCGACGTTTCGTGCCTCTACGCTTTCGTCTATGTAACCTACTGCACCACAACCGACTTGCCCGCTTACGGTATGTCCGCAATTAATTCCTATTCTCATAAATTACCACTCCTTTACGGTCATATTCTTCCACTTCTTGTATGCGTCAAAATACATCTCGTTTTTATCACCGTTGTAGGTGATTTCGTAATACATTCCGTCTGATACGGTTGTTGACGCCAACGCCTTGAAATTCTGCAATGTCTTACAGC